CCCTCATTGACGTACATTTCAAAGGCCATCAGGACGGCGGGAGCCATGTCGTTCGCTTCGAGCGTGCTGTCCCCATCCGCGTCGGTGATCTTGTTGAAGCCGAAGGGTGGGATGTTGCCGATGTAGCAGCCACGCTTCACGGCGGCGATCCGGCCCCGCAGCAGGATTTCCTTCGTATATTCGAGGAAGTCTCCGCCGCGCATCAGCTCTTGCTCGAAGAACTTCCGCTGCATCTTATTGGTGAGATCATATGTCATGTTCAGCGTGACGACCTCAGTTTTTGAATAGCGGAAGGCATTCACGACTTTTCCGCAGTCTTCCAGATCACCACGGGAAAGACGCTGGGGCTCAACGACAAGCACGCCTTTGAGCTTCGGATTCTCGATCATGGCGAGCACCTTGTTCATTTCCGGTCTTTCCGCGATTGTTTCACCGGAAACGACTTCGCGGAAAATGCAGTGCTCCGGGATTCTCCCGCCAAGCTCGCGCTCCGCAAATTCCTGCAGTTGTATTTCGTGCTTTGCAAGCACTTCTTCGACTGATTCGTTCGGGTTGTCAGCCCGTGATTTTCTCAAATAGATGATATACGCCTCATCTGACAAAACGTTGACTGGCATGATGTCGCTCCTCCTGTGTGTGATTGCAACTTTTTGCAATAATTGCAATTATAGTTGCAATATTTGCTGGCAAAGATGAAAGTTTCACCCCCTTTACTTTTCTTTATGATAGGTTTTGTCGAAATATCACCCCCTTTACTGTATCAAAATAGTATTCTATGTTCTTTTTTTCATCCGTGGTGCATATCCTATCCAAGGAAACACTTACCATTGCTTTTTGAATTGCCATGATTTACGATATTTTCAGAACATTTCCAAGAACACATGTTCCGCCCCGGATGAAAGGAGAGTCCCCTCTATATGAAAGAAAAGTACATAACCGAAATTACGCAATTCCTCGAAAAGATGAACGAAAGCCAACTCCTGTACATACTCACTTTCATTAAGAAACTTTTCAGAAGCAATTAAACTTCCGCTTTTGACATCCGCAAGCGATGCGCAAGGTCTTTCACCATCTGCTTGTCGCTTGCGTCCAATTGTTTGAAATCCTCAAATAGATCATTCAGGTCTTCATCCATGACCATCTCAAAGTGCCGCTCGGCCATTTCCACGGGATTGTTTTCTATGTCTTGCTGGATAACGCTTCTTTCTCTTTCGCAATCATAACCCCACAGCCACATTTCCGATACGTTCAGGGCCTCGGCCAACTTATATACCACGTCCTGCTTGGGCTCATATCTTCCTTTCAGATAATGGCTCAGTGCTCCTTTGTCAATACCGGTTTCCCTCACTATATCGGCTTGTCGTTTCCCTGCGGTTTCCATCGCCTCCTTTAATCTGTTCGCCGTTGTGTCAACACGATCAAAACTGCTCACCGTTTCGCCTCCTTTCTCAGGATGAGTATACACCCAAAATTGAAGAAATTCAACGAAAGTGCATTTTTTATTAAAATTTTTTTGAGAAATCTCAATTTACCCCCTTGAAATTATTCTGAAATAGTATTATCATGTTGGCGTGGGGTTGAGAAATCCCAACACCGCAGAAAGGAGCGTTGGAATGAGTTACGCAAAGCTCAGGGGCAAGATTCGAGAGGTATTCGGCTCTGAGGCGGCATTCGCTGCTGCCATGGGCATGAATCCTGCATCTTTGAGCGCGAAGCTGGGCAATAAGTCCCCGTGGAAGCGCGAGGAGATCGAAAAGGCTTGTCACCTGCTCGGTATCCCTATCGAGGAAGTACATATTTATTTTTTTCACAAAAAGTTGTGAAATCCCAACCTGAAAGGAGGCAGCCACATGAGCATCCGCGAGAAGCTGGAGCTGATGAAGAAGATCAAGCAGCAGAACGACGCAAGGGTGCGGGCGTTCCTGGAATCCCAGAAGCAGGGGTGATCCGATGGAGCAGCAGCCCCGAACGAATACATATGATTACGGCCACATTCAGATAGTGGTACATAGGCCGGGCCTTGACGATAAGGAGCGCCAGAAGCGGGAAGAAGCCCTTCGGCGGGCCGTCACGGCATACGGCAAAGCGGTGATCCGCGAGAACAAAGGAGGCATTCACAAATGAGCCATCAGGGCGTGCGTCACTACTGCGTGCAGAAACCGGCTTGCACCATCCGGGAGACCTGGTTGGACAAGTTGAAGCGTTGGCTGCGATTCGGCAACCCCGAACCTCTGGAAGGCAGGAAGCGGATCATCCCCGGCATGCCTTATGGGCACTGGGCCGATGGCTGGGAACCGATCACCATGCCCGGAAAGAAGAATCCGGTCAGAAAGTGACCGGAGCATGAAAGGAGGAATAGCACATGTTCATCACCGACGACCCGGTAGCTGATTTCCTCCGATACGACGCAGAGCAAGAAAAGGAGCTGGAAAGGCTGCCGCATTGCGCGGAGTGTGACCAGCGCATCGAGGACGAGTTCTGCTACCAGATCAACGGCGAAATCCTGTGCGAGACCTGCATGGAACAGTACAGGGTGTATACAAGCGATGTAATGGAGTGACGAAGATGTACAAATGGTATTTCGGCAACAACACCCCCGAAGACCGCCGGGAGGCTATCTTGCAGATGGTGCTTGAAACCGGCGGCTGCCTGCTGCTGATAGTTGGCGGCCTGGTGCTGACCCTGATGTTCCCCGGTGGGATTTGATAGGAGGTAGCGTATGAGCAGCATGAGCATCCTGGAGCACGTCGAGAGCAGCCGCGCTCAGTCTACTTTCTACCCCACGCCGGAAGCTCTGGCCGACAAGCTGCTGGAGGGTATCGACTGGCGTTTCGTCGAGAGCGTTCTGGAGCCCAGCGCGGGGAAAGGCGATCTCGCGTTTGCAGCCGCGAAGAAGCTCTATCATCGGTATCGTGGCTATCTCGTTTACGATCAGCGATCTAAAGAGGAGGCCATCGAAAAAGCCGACATCGACTGCATCGAGATCGACCCGGTTCTCCGGCAGACGCTTGACGGCCAGGGCTACCGCGTGGTGCACGACAACTTCCTGACCTTCGAGACGCAGAAGCGGTACAACCTGATCGTGATGAACCCGCCCTTTGACCAGGGAGCGCAGCACCTTATGAAGGCGCTGGAGCTGATGGAGCGCGGCGGCATGATCCGCTGCATCCTGAACGCCGAAACGATCCGCAACCCCTTCTCCGAGACCCGCAGGCAGCTTTTGAAGAAGCTGGCCGGTTACGGTGCAAAGATCGACTTTGCCGACGGGGCTTTTTCCAAGGCAGCACGCAAGACGGATGTGGAGGTCGCCCTGGTATCGGTTGATATTCCTGCCGTGGAGCTGGACAGCACCATTATGGAGGATATGCGGAAATCGCCCACCTACAAGGCGCGGGAAATCCCGGAAGAATACGCCGAGATCGTCCGCTATAACGCCATCGACGAGTGGGTGAGCCGCTTCGATTTTGAGGTAGCCTGCGGCATCCGCGTCATCGAAGAATATCAGGCCATGTGCCGGTGCATGCCGGAGGAAAACGGCATGAAAGAGGGCAGCTTCCTCACATTGAAGGTACACTCCAGCGGCGGGCATGACCGTGATGCAACCATCAATGGCTACATCCGGCAGGTTCGGGGGAAATATTGGCGGGCCATCTTCGAGCAGCCCACCTTCACCAACAAGCTGACGAACAACCTGCTGTGGGAGCTTCGTGAAAGTGTGCGGGAGCTGATGGACTACGACTTCTCCGCCTATAACATCCTGACGCTTCTGCTCAAGATGAACAAGAAGGTGGTCGGCGGCATTGAGGAGACGATCCTGGGCCTGTTCGACGACTGGACGCGCAAGTATAGCTGGCGGGATGACAACTCGCCGAACCGGCACTACTACGACGGCTGGAAAACCAACGATTGCTTCGCCGTGAACAAGAAGGTGATCATCCCCTTCGGCGGCTATGACGATTGGGTAAGCAGCAGATTCCGCGCACACAACGTCTTGCAGAAGTTCCGGGACATCGAAAAGGTGTTTGACTTCCTGGACAGCGGGCGCACGGAATGGGGAGGCAGCATTGAGGCCGCCTTCGATGAAGCGGAGGCCACACAGAACACGAAGAACATCGACACGAAGTATTTCACGGTCACGTTCTTCAAGAAGGGCACGGCCCATCTGGTGTTCAAGGATGCCGAACTGCTCGAAAAATTCAACCTGTTCGCCGCCATGCACAAAAACTGGCTGCCGCCGAGCTACGG